TGGTTGCCCGAGCAATGGAAAAGGTTTCAAGAGGAAAGAGGCAAGATAATGGATGTGTTAGAAGTAGTAGAGGATGGAAATGACGCTGTATTAGAAAGTTTATTAACAGATACAGAGATTGCTTTTGACCGAGCATATATCCACCCTGTTTATGGTTGTGTTGAGTTAGCAAAGGTTGTTAGAATGTTGCTTGAAGGTTATATAAGGTTGTATAATTATTTGAAAGAAGACGCAGAGAGGGGGTGAAAGGATTGATTGTGTGTGGGGGACGGCTGAACCGTCCCCCACACACAATACGAGGGTTCAATTCCCTCCACCTCCACCAGGTTTATAAAAATGAAAGGAGAGATAAAAATGATTGAAAAAATGAAGATTAAGGAGTTAGGGGAAAAGTTAAGGGAATTACATACTAGGGTGTATAGGGTAAATCAACGAATGGGAAGAGAACTAAAAAATATAATAAAAGAAGTGGGATGTTTAAATGTTGCATATGAAGAACTAAACGATGAGGAAAAATGGGAATGGAAGAAAACATTCAGCTTCTTGTGTGAAGTATTATATTGGTTTAAAATTTTCCCCTTCACAGCATATTATCACTGGTTTTCTATAGTGGAGAATTTAGAAGACCAGCTCCTCATTGATTTAGACGATGAGTCAGATGAAGACAACAAAGCAGAAGAAGAGATACAAAAAGTTGTTAAATTGGGGCGTAAATTTGAATTTGAAATTCAAAAAATAATGTGGAACTTTATGGTTAAATATTTTGAAAGAGAAGAAAGGAGCAAGAAATGATTTCCTTCATAATGTATATGCTGGGCGTTATATGTTGTTTTGGTGCGATGGCGGGAAACAATGAAAAGGTAGCAGTAGCAGGTTTAATTTTAATGTTTATTTCTTACCCTAATTGGGATAAAATGTTTGAAAGGAGGGAAGAGAAATGAACATAAAAAGATTGTTAAACCAACTAATCTTCTTAGCAGGAGCAACAATAGTATTGTGCTCTTTTTTGGTTTATCAAACTTGGTTTGGAGTTGTGGGACTTTTGATGGTAATTATAGGGCAAGCAAGATTGACAAGAATAAGAAGAGTATACTTGTCATTAGCAGTTGATAAGAATAAAGAGGAGTTGGCAGTGGTGGGGGTGTATGATGATGAAAGAGAAGCTTGGTTAGAAGAAAACATATATAAGTATGCGGGGTGGAGGGTATACAGGATATTATGTAAACTGAATTCTCCAAGAGTAAAGCATATTATCATAAAGTGAAGGAGGATGAGATAATGTTTTTAGGAACTATTAATATGGGAGAAAGGAGAAGTAGTAAGGGAAGTTCTTATCCCAGCCAGCTGGGGCATTTCAAGATTGTCCCAGCAAGTGCTGGAGGATTTGCTAAAGAAGTAGAGAAGAAATTTGCTGAATTATATGGAGAGCAACCAACATCATTCAAGGCTGAGGTCTTCTCAATTCAGAAGAGGTATCAGAGATGGAGTGCAAGGGGATTGATATGTAGTAGTTCAGATGGAATAAAAGGAAGGAGAAGAATTGAAAAAGAAGAGGGAGCAGAATTTGTAGAAGTAAAATGTAGTGAATGTCAAGAGAGAGATAAGTGTAAAGAGCAAGTGTCATTGCAGTTAATCATTCCTGAATTGCCAGGGGTTGGATGGTGGGTGTTAAGGTCATCACAAAGAAGCTTCATTCAGAGTTGTGAATATCTCAACAGCATTAAGATGAAGTATAAGCTGAACACCATTCCCGTTGAGATAAGTTTGAGGAGAACGACAAGGGGATATAGATTGAGTGTTATTGTTCCCTTGACATTAAAGGAGCTGAGAGAGTGGCAAGGGACAGAGTTGCCAGACGTAGAATTGCCACAAGAGGTTGAAGAGGGAAAAGAGGAAGGGGATATAGATATAGAAGATTACTTGTCTCAATCAGAGAAAGAATTGTTTGAAAAATGAAGGGAGATGATGTAAATGGAGGAAAAAGTGATGAAAGAATTATGGAAGGTTGCGTTTAGAGAAATCCTTAAGCAAGTAAAGTTAACAAAAGATAAGAATTCCCGCAAAATGATTAGGGAAGCGATAAGGGAGATGATAGAACACTCTACACAGAGAGAGATAAACGAAAGATTTGAAAAAGTAGAGAGGGTTGCTCATATAGCTTGGGATGAATTTATGGGTAATTTGATGAAGAAGATAGCAAGGTTAATAGCAGAAGAGATTGCAGAGATGATTGATGTAATGTTATGGGAAATAATAGAAACAATGGCACAAGAAGATAATGAAGGGGATGAGGAGGCTTAAGCATCCTCATCCCCTTCATTTTTGATTTCTATTACATTGTGTTGTGGAATAATTGTCAACTCTGATTGCTGTTTAACACTATATGACATTATAACAGTGGGTAGAGAGATACCCAAATTCTTTAAGATTTGAGAAATCTTCAACAGGCTCTCAAGTGTTTGCTTTGTTGATTGCTCATTGTTTTTATACTTCTGTATCTCATCTATCCCTATTTTCAACAGGTCTTCTCCTATCTCAAATACCTGTTGAGCCATAGGGGGGAGAAGGGAAAAGGGGAGGTTTCTTTCAACCTTCTTTATCTCGTTAGGCATTGTTTAGAGATTATTTTGGCTGATTTATTTTGTCAGCTATCTTGTCAAATTCTGCTTGTATCTTTTGCTTCAATGCATTGTCATCAAATTCAACATTTACAAGCAAGCCAAGGCTCTTCAATTCAGCAAGTATATTCTTCGCTTCCTCTATAGCCTTCTGCATCTTCTCTGAACCAGCAATCTTTTGCGCTGTCTCTTTTGCTTTCTTCTCTGCCCAGTTCTCTGCATAGAGAATTGCTTTTTGCAATAACATTTGCTCTAAACTCTTTAAAACCAATGCTGACATCTCCTGGCTAACACCTACCTTTCTCAATAAGTATCCTATTGCAGCTAATAAAACAGCTGCAATACCACTTATAATGCTTGTGATAATGTTGTGCACTTTATTTCACCTCCATAAAAGATTTTATGCCTTCTATAATCTTTTGGCAAATTGCTATTCTTATGTCTCTCATAAGCAAAGCTGCTCTATCTGCTGGGTCTGTTATAAAGCCAAGTTCTATCAACACTGCTGGTATGTTATGATGTGAGCATATTCTCAACACACAAAAGCCACTCTTGTATCTATCTGTATCTCTTTTTATGCCTCTGGTAGGTATGAATTTCTGCTGTTGCATAGCATTGTTGATAGCAATAGCAAGTATCTTGCTTGTTGGATTGTCATCGTGATACCAGACCTCATAGCCACGAGCAGGGTTAGGTCCTGAGTTGCAATGAAGAGAGATAAAAATTCCCTTTTTCCCTAAGGCCATATACGCCCTTTGGGCAAGAGGGATATAGGTATCTGCATACCTTGTCAAAAATACCTTGAAACCTTCTTTCTCAAGCAAGTATTTCAGAGTAAGAGCATACTGAAAATTTATGTCTTTTTCTTTCACATTGCCTGCAACCGCTCCAGGATCTGAACCTCCGTGTCCAGGGTCGCACACCACTATTTTATTCATTTAAAACACCTCCTTATCTGAAAAATATTCCAAATTTCTCTCCTCTTTTGATTTCCTCTTCCGCCTTACGGAAGTAGCCCAGAACTGAAGTTTCCAATCCATAGGCTCTCGGAATGTCTATTAGCTGTTGCAGCTTCTTAAATACCTCTTTGACACTTGAACCCCAAGCAATCAATACAACAATGGTTTCTATAGGAGGGACACTGTATATTGTGTTGTTTCTTTTTAGGTAGATATAAGGAACAATATTGTATTTGTATTCATCAGGTATGTCAATTGACAAGTATAATTCTCGTGCGGCTGAGCTTTCAAGTGGCAAGACACCCCAATACTCTGCAATAGGCTCAATCTCCACATCTTCACCTTCAGCACAACCTAACACAACTTCATCAAAATTTTGTATCACTATAGGATAAGCAACTGATAAGGGAGCTGCCAATCTTGTGCAAAAATCAATTAGGTAAGATTTATTTTTAGACACAACAATTTCCTCTGTTGAGAAAGCACCTCTATAATTCAACTTTTGAAATGCAGGTGTCAGTTTATCAAGTGTATTTTGAGTAACAGCTGGCAATTTGTCTACAAATCTACCTATGTAGAAAGCTTTGTCTATCTCATAACCTTGACAATATGGTGTCAAGAATTTTGTTCCATTAAAGAACACATCACTGCCAATCTCAACACTATCATCAGTGCTTACATCACTTTCAACTATGAAGTTTATATCTTCTGCAGCTGCTCCAAGCACTTGAGGAATTCTTTGCTCTAATAATGGTGCAACTGATTGATAATCTTTTGCTTTGAAACTATCAATGTCTCCTCTAAAAGTGTCTATTTTCACAACTTTGTTTCTATGCTGTTTTAAATATTCTTTCAATGCTGTCAAACCTTTAATCATTACCCAGGGCATTACAGGAAGTCCAAGTTTTTGTAAAAATAATTTTCCCATCTCTCTGTGATTTTCCAATAGAGCTGCCTTGCCTGCCCCAAAACATTTATAGCCCTTGTTCCTTAAATACTCTATGATGTCTTGCCCAACACAATCCCAGTTGACAATATAATCTACATTGTCAATCTCAAAGAATGGATACATCACTTTCTTGAAATTCTCATTTTCTAATCCTTGCCCAATTAAGTATCTCTGAAACTTTGGAAATGCTTCCTCCCACGCAGTGTAATACAAAACTTCGTGCCCTGCTTCAGCAAGAAATATTGACTGCTGTAAAAAATTGCCATAGTCTAATACAAGTATTCTACTCATTTATCCTCTTTCTTCTCTTGTTTCTTTGAAGATTTGAATGCTTTCACAGCTGCTTGCACTTTCTCATTTTTTGCAGCTTCTTCTATTATCTTCTCTTTTAGTTCGTGATAGTAAGGTGTAAATCTTATGTAGTATATCTTGTTGCCTTTCTTGTCAACATAATATGGTGCTGTTGCTGTGAATTTATCCTTGTCTATATCATAGCCAACCTTCCAATTGGTGATAGAAACAAACACATTCCCAATGATTATATCAGTATCAGCTGTAGCAATCTTTTGGGGGTTTTTAATCTCCTTGTAAGGGAATATCTGTATTCTCTGCACAACAAATTTAGTCTTGTCTTTGCTTTCCAATTCTATTCCCATTGTCATCACCTCCTATTACAAGTTTTTCTACTTTCTTTACCAGCCCTTCTATTATCACAGGAGCACCAACTGAAGCTGCGAATGCTGTCAAAGGAGAATTGTCAATAAGAAAACCCACAGTTGTTCCTATGATAATAGAACCTAAAATTCCTAAATGTAAAGCTCTCATTTCTTTATTATAATATGGCAAAATTATAGTATTGTCAAGCAATATCTCTCTTATCAGGCCTCCAAGAAATGAGGCAATTATAATCATTGCTATTTCTTTGCTTGTTGCTTGATATAACCAGAATTGATGCAATTTCTATTCACCTCCTTTTAGGGTTGTATTCGCCGAGAAAAAAGGGCTCTATAATATGCTCGCATAACTTCAACGGTCTCTCTGGGAGTTAATTGTGTTGCTTGTTTCTCTCGTAACAGGGTATCCATATCATCTGTATTAATATCCAAGCCTAAAAGATTTACTATCAAACCAGGGAAAGCCTCAGCTGCTGGTGCGTGTTTACCATACTTGCTTGCCAGATGTTCTGTTAATCGTGGCGGTATGCAAAAGTAAGTTATCCACTTGGGGATAGGTTTGCCAGTTTTTTGCATATAGTCAGCCCAAGCTCTTGCCCATATCACAGCAGGAGAAAAGAAAGTTTGAATAGTAGCGTGTAGCATTCTTCTACTGAGTGTATCTACATTTTGTAGATATGTAATATCCCAGGGTTGATTAAGTCTTATGGGAGGTCGTTTATTTGTTGGGTCAATTAGATACCAGTTCCCTCGCCAATGGAATATATCAAAATTTTTCCCAGATAGCAATCTTGCTTGGGAACCGAAGGGCACTTGCACGCCTAGCAATCTTTCAGTAATAGTTATCCAGGGACTGCTGATTAACCCTCTGGGTTCCCAGACATACAAAGTAGGGAAAGGAATAGCAGGGAATATTTGAGTTGTGCTAAAGAATATTAATTTGTCTTCTCCTTTCTTATAAGAAATGGGAACAGCGAAGTTTCTCACCCACCAGTTGAGGTCTTCAAGGGTTATGGGAGTAGTTCTAATAGGCAATTTATCCTCTGGGTAGGGACTACCTACTATTAGCTGTGCTTGCAATTCTCTTGCCTTGCTTACATTTAGTAGCAATTTATTGAATATTTGTTCGTGTCTTCTTTCAAGCATATTACCCAAGCCAAAGGCAATGACAGCAGCTTCAGTATGCGTGAAAGGATATGCCGTGAAGTAAGAAATCATTAATCTATAGAATTTCCAGAATGGGATAGCATACATAGTTATCACTTGTTCAGCAGGAGTAGTGACAGAGTAATTATTGATGATACGACCAAGTTGCTCACTAAGGAAGTGAGCAACTTGAGGGTGGAAAGCAGTTCTTGGACTTTGCAAGAAATTCTCAGCAAGTGCAGTGTAATTATTCAAATCTGTGATATTAGAAAGCCAAGAAATGCCAGCAGGGCTTTTGAGCATTTCAGTTATCAAAGTCCTGCGGACATCAGGATTATCCCTCAATATCTTCTTGAGCAGGCTCCAAACTATACCTCTGCGAGCGAATGTCTCAGCTTTCTGATTAGCGTCGTATACCAATCGTGGTATAAAAGTAATAACATTCTTTAAACCGCTGGCAGCTCTCCATATTATAGAAGGTGTTTGAAGTCCTATTTGGTCAATAGAGGAAACAAATGCTTGGTCAACGATAGGAACAAATTCTCTTAAATTCTTTTTAAGTGCTGGCTTGAACAATACTTTGAACCCATCTAATGGATTAAGCCCGTGCAACAATGTGAATAGAGCATTAGAGTAAACATTCCCCATAATCCAACCCAATGCCCTTGGCGGCCATCCCAAAATAGTTTGATACCAAAACCTGTTTACATAAGTAGCAAATTTATTCAGAGCATCTCCCGCGCTCTTGAATGAAGCTATCTCTTTCCAGGGTGTTCTGATAGCACTATAAAGGTTTTGGAAGTATCGCATTTGCTTGGCTAAATGTGTAAAGAATTTGAAATAAGTTTCTATCGGTATGCTGATAATTCTATAGCGTTCAGGATTTTCTATCATATCTCTTATGACTTCAGAAGGTATTTCAGCAAGTGCACCTCTTACCCCAGCATTCTTAGCTTCATTAAACAATGTTTGCACGGCTGTGCTTCTTTTAAGCAATTCATTTATCACATTAAGGTTTAAAAGAGGGAAAGTAGACATATCCACCATCCCACTTAATCCTACCACACTATCCCTGAATACTTGGTGGGCAGGTCCAATAGGTTGTCTTCTTAAAGCATTGATTTCATCCTGTGTAAGAGAAGTCCACTTACTATCAACCACCATAAAAGCATTCCTTTCCCATCCTTTCTGCTGTAAGTAGGAAGCAACAGCAGTTCTCAAAGCATCAGCATCATCTAAATCAATGTTAAGCTTTCTAACATAATCAGCTAATTCTCTTGTTGGCACTCTTTCTCCAATTTCATTTTCTATGAAATCAAACAAAGCCATCTTCATCATAGCCTGTCTAACTGAATTGACGGTCAATGCTATGTATTGCTCTGTTGCAGCTTTTGGTTCAATTCCATATGCCATCTTTTTGAATTGCCCAGGCTTGAAGAAAAGTCTTCTCAATTCTTCTCTTGTCATTCTTGCTTCTCCCAACAAATCACTTACACTTCTCCCTAAGGCCTTATCTTCACTTTCTTCTACTTCTGTTCCTGTTTGTTCTTCTGCTTCTTCAGGTCCTCTTTTAGCCCTCTCTCCTAATTGCCTTAAAGCTTCTTGCTCTCTCTCTGCTAATTTTCTCATAAGTTCCAGTCCTCGTTGATTTATTCTTTCCACTGTCTGTGGCTTCATTCTTGATATGTAAGTTGGCAAGTATTCTTCCATAAATGGTCTCATTCTCTCCATAATTTCTCTTTCAGACATTTTAGGGTCAATTGATTTAGCCAATTCCATAAAGCTGTTCACTAATGGCTCAACTACTAATGGATTAGAAGCAATCTTTTGATAAGAATTTACTATTCCTTTGGTGAATACTCTTTCTCTAATTCTTTGTATCTCTTCTCCTACTGCTTCAGGTGTTATCTCTGTTGGCTTGATGTCTGGCAACCCTAAATCAGATACATCTATGTCCATCCCCATTTTTCTTAATTCAGCTCTTTCTCTTCTTATGGCTTTCAATTCTTGTTTCAATCTTTGTGAATAGATATTCCTCAATCCATCTGCTATGAGTTCATAAACTGCTTCCTCAGATTCCAATCCTTCAGGTATTGTTAAATTCAAATGTGTCTCAGCTACATCTATTAAATGCTTATTAAATGCTTCTGAAAATTGTTCAAAGAAGTGTTTGCCTGGTTTAATGTTCTTCAAACTATCTTCAGTTCTTTTTTCCAATTCTTCCAAAAGGGGAATTTCAAGGTATCTCAAAGCACTTTGAATGTCTACTATTGGTGTTCTCATCTTTTCGAGTCTATCTACAATGTCTACAGCACCAAGCAATTCTTTTGCTTGCTTGAAAGTTATATCAGGCATAAAACCTCTAAGTGCTTGATACATATCTTGAGTTAATAATTCTTTGAATATGTCAACTTGCTTTGCAAATTCTGGCTTGCCTGCAAATCTATCTTCTATTGCTTTCATTAAAGAAGAGTAAAGAGCAGCTGTCATACTGGCACCTGTAAGGGGGATAACAGCGTGAGCTGGCAAGCCTGTATTTATCATTATTGTCTCCATCATCTTTCTAGCTGCCATCTCTTCAGGTGTTAGCAACATTCTACCTGCTAATTCTTTGTATAACACATCTTGCACTAAATCATTGAATTCTCTTAAAGTAGCCCTTGCTATATCCAACGTCGGCACTTTTTCTGATGGTATCTGATAGTTTTCTAATATTCTCATCATTGTGGGTCTATCACTTGATAGGAGATTATTCACAATTTTATGTAATTCACCCCAATCTATTACTGGTCTATTGTCTTCAGTAATTCCTCTTATTACTGGTATGCCTTTCACCTCTTCTACTGCGCCTGTGGGATACTTCTGCCTTGCTCTCTCAAACATTATGTTAACTATTGATGTCTCCAATTCTCTAAATGCATTCTCCGATTGCGGCCATTTCTCTCTCATAAATGTGTAAATAGGCTCTAATATTTTGTCAGCCTGTGCTCTCATCATAGCTCTTGCGAATGCAGCTTTGTAGTCCATAATCATTCTCTCAACTACATTATGAAGTGTTTCTGCTGTGCTCTTAGCTGCTTTATAGAATGTTGGTGTATATTCCTGAAATGCTGGCGCCCACTTTTGAGATGTCTTCAAGAATAAGTTTTTAAGATTTGATGTCATTCTGAGTAAGAAAGTAGAAGCTATAACAGGATAATTCAATGGTGCTTTCTGTGTCATTATGTTGTTCAATACTTCTCCAGCTCTATGATATGCTCTCAAAATTGTGTTAGCATAGTAATCCGTCATTGCATCTACAGCTGTATAATGCTCTGAGTCATAAATGCCCTGGGCTATCTTTTCTCTTATCTCTGGATGTGTATCAGGCATTTGCTGTCTCACTGCTTCTCTAATCTCATCTAAAGTTGACAATTTGCCATAGAGTTTTTCAGTATAAGCTCTCTGTGCTAACTTCAGGTATGGCAAAACAGCACTATTGCTCTCTACTTCTTGTGCAAGTCTTGCAGCTTCTTCGGGTGTCAAGCTCAATCCTTTGTAATGCTTTTCAACAAGTGAATTGACAAAAGCTCTCTGCTCTTCTGTTAGAGGCACAGTTTTTTGAAATACTTCAAAATGCAAGTCTCCTATTGTCTTCTCTGCCATTGGTATGCCCTTTGCCCTTGCTGTTCTCATTACCCAAGCATCCTTTATAGCTTCGGGCAATATTCTACTACCTATTACTGGTATCTTGGAGGCTACCTCAACTCCCTTGCCAATTGCACCTTTTAGTATGGATTTTCCTATCAACACATCAGCAACGAATTGTGGAAGATTATAAGCAACTCTTGTTTCAAGTATATGAGGGTCAAGGTATTGTAGGAAATATTCCCCCATATCTGTTAATTGTTTTGCGAAAGATGAACCTCCAGCTTGCAAAGCAGTTGAGAATTTCTCTCTCCAATCCCCTTTATTGCTTGCCGCAGCTTGCGCAGCTTCTAACAAGGGGGAGATAAAGAATGATATAATCCCCCCCACAAGACCTTTCCCTGTGTCATACATTTTAATTGGCAACATTACAAGTCTGTTCTTGAATTGCTGAAATTTTGAAAGAGGTGCCCAATATAGATAACCATTTTTGTTTACTAATTGAGTATGCCCCAAGCTTGTATATATCTGATTATTGACAACAGACCAAAGTGTGTTTATTGCTTGTTGTGGTATCTTGTATTGTGCAAGTTGGCTATCAAGTTGCTTAAGCTCTGCTTCTAACTTCTTCTTTTGCCACCAGGGAACTTTTTTCACCTCATCAGGATTTGTGAATACAGAATACAATGCCCTTGTAAGGTCAAGAGGAGTAATACCATAATCACGATAAAGAGGATATAATGGCTGTCCAGGTTGCATAAATAAATTGAAAATATAGTTTGTTTCTTTTATCCATTCTGAATGTTTCTCATAAGGTATACCACCAAAAAGTGTAATAAGCCGATTTCTTGCGCCAAATGCGTCAGCGCTATTCTCAAAACTGAACGCTATTCTACGAGCCAAGATGGGAAGTATTTTATCTTTCATTACTTCTTGCCGATATAGAGTTTCAGCTTGCTCTTTAGTAAGTATGAATGGTTGTAAGGCATACATCAATTCTTGGTCTTTGGGAGGATTTTTTATTAAGTTGTTTAACCTTTCTTTTACAGCAGGGTCTTCCCAGTATTTAAGGGGAAATCTATCTGTTATTCTACTTGATAACCATCTTTCTATAATTCCCCTCTTTAAGGGAACATATCTATAAATCCCCACTGGTATGTGTGTATCCCTTGAAATAAATCCCTCAACTGTAGTGAAGCGTAAACCACCCCTACCCATTTCTGCTACAACATAATCCCAGACGGTCTTCTTGCCTTTCTTTATGGGAACATAACCTACTACCACTCCCATATGAGCATTAGAGGGCACAGTCAAATCTATTGCTCGTGTTGGAATACTTTCTTTCGTTTGCTTGGGAGGAACTCTACCAAGTATGATTACATCTCCTATTGTTAAAGTAGTATTCTTGTATCCTCTATCAGGGAATGGCCATATTTGCACAAAATGAGCTGTATCTTTTGAGAGAGTGTATGTAGTGTAAGTTGGCAAGTTTGCTTTAATCCCTTTCATTTCCAAAATGGCATTGAGTATCTTTGAACCCGCTGAAGAGCAATCTTCATAGTGAACACCATTGACAACTCTACCCCTATACTTCATAGAATATTTAGCATTTTTGAATTCATTGTAAACTTTCTCCATTAGTGATAGTGAGAAAGGAATTTGCACTATTCCTAATGCTCTAATAGAAGTGAATGCTGGTTGCCCCCATTGTAATTTGTTGATGAATTCTTGCAATTGCTTCTGGGCTTGAGGATATTCTTTCATTAATTGCTGTATAGTGTTTCTGTCTATTTTCCAATTAGCAGATGTGATAGGCAGATTGAAGATGTCTACAGGTTGGGAAGAATTAACCTTATTGACAAAGTTTTGAGTGTGTGTATGAGCAGGATGAGGTAGCTGAGCAGTGCTTGGTGCTATTCTTATGCCTGCAACAGATTTTTGATGGTAATTGCCCTCATATGCAAATTGTCTATTTTTAGATAACACACGGAAATCACCTGTGGCTTGGTCATACATAAATGTGCTCTTATCAGCGTCGGGGGGTAGTGGGCAATCATCAGGAGGTTTTAGAGGAACAAAAGTATGGGGATGAGAATTGGGTGCTCCTATGCCACTACCAGAGTAGTGCTGATAATTGGGAGGATTAGTAGCTTTATTAGGGTCAAAAGTAGAGGGGCTACTCTGTTGCCCAAATGGTGTCGGAGGGAGGTTCGGTTGCTGAAGTATCCCCCCAGCTCCGAAAGGGTGCCCCTTGTTGGGGCACACCACCCCTTTCTTCTTGAGAATAGCTTTCTAATAGAGCTCGGAGTTCAGGAGTTATATATCCTTCTATTATATCCGCCAATGCTTGTGTTTGAGGTGTAGGTGAAAGTCTCAAGTTTGGTATTAGACTAAGCCAACCTTGTATGCCTTTGATATTTCTATAACTGCTTAAATCCTGTAAAGCTTGCTGGCTTAAAGCCAAATGTTGCCTCATCAAATCCAATCTTGTCCAACCTTGTGCTACTTGCTGAGCTCTATACTCCAGCAGTTTTTTCCTATAATTTGTAATTTCTGTTGGCTTCTTAAAAACTGGAAGTAAATCTGTGTCTATATCTAATGTATGTTCTGCTAATTTGAGATAATTAAGAATATGGGGTTTGCCAGCATATTGTTGTTCCATATCTTTGATAGTTTGCTTGAGATAATTATAGTGCTTTGCCAGAGCATTAATTGTTTTCTCATCAAGCCCTGCTCCTGCTGTATTCCAAATACTTCTTATTTTATCTATGTAATTAAACAATTGTGGTGCTATTTGATTGTGAACATTCTGTAATTCTTTTTGTTGAATTGTCAATTGTGTCAAGGTTGGTATTTGCAATTCATCTTTTAAAAGTTGAGCAAAATTTTTAGGGTCAACTTTTAAATATTCCTTTTGTTCTTCAGGCAATTTTAATAAAGGAGCTATTATATCTACTACAGCATTATAGGGAGCTACAGCCTGTTCAACAGCCATATCAATACTATTTTCTATTTCTTTTATTTTCTTCTCTTCATCAGGTATCCCCTTTGATATTATTTCCCTTTGAATATTGTTAACCATTTGTCTTATATTTGCAATTCTATTATTAAGCCCAGATTGAGCTGTTGTAAGTCTTGTCAATGCTTGATTTCTTGCTTGCTCTTCTAATGTCATTCTTTTCATTGCTTCTTGCTCAGCAAGTTGTGCAGCTTGCATTTGCAACATTGCTTGATTAACTCTTTGCTGTGCTAAAAGATTAGCAATATTTTGCAACTGCTGAAGCACTTGCTCCCTGCTTGCCAAGAAGCTTTGTGCTTCTGGTGTTAGTGTTCCTGCTAATCCTTCTGCAAGACTTTTAAGAAAATCAGTCATATCATCACCTCTTTAAAGATAGGGATAAGAATGAAGTCGTGGTGTCTGTGGTGTCGCACTTACACCTATTCCTTGTCCTATAGCATTAATCATATCTTGATATTGCTGAGCTATAGATGGATATTGTTGCATATTAGCATATTGAGAGCCGCTAAAGATTTCAGGGAAAACCTGCTGTGGTGTCTGAGCTGATGTTATTTGCTGTATTGCTTGCATAAATTGTTCAGGTGTTATGCCCATTCCACTGCTATCTGTTGGTGTTCCACCCTCAACAGCTCCACCACCTCCAAAACTCATAGGCATTCCTCCAAGCATATAAGGTATCATATAGGGCTGATTAGCAAGCTGCATCATAAGCAATGTCAAAGGCAACATTTGTTGCTGTTGCATTTGAGCTTGCACATATGCTCCTCCTAATCCTCCTAATGTTCCCATTATCTGCTGTGCCATTTGTTCAGCCATTGTGCCTGCAGCTTGTTGTGCTTGCAATTGTGCCATCAGTGTTTGCAATGCTGTTGTCTCTGTTGGAGGTGGTCCCGTAAAGCCTAACATCTGTGCTATTCTACCACTTCTCAATTGCTCTAAATTCATTAAAGTCTGTAATGCTTGCAATGGTCTCTGCTGTAATTCTTGTATTTCACTTATCCCTAATTGTCTTCTAAAGCTTGCTTTCTCTGCTGCTTCTTGTGTTGCTAATTGCTGTAGCATTGATAATGCTTCACCAGATGTGGGTGATATTCCCATAGCTGCTAATCTATTCATTAAATCTTCTCTTGCTCTTTTGTATCTCTCTTCTACTGCTCTATCTTGCTGAGCTAATATTGCTTGCTCTTGTTCTGTTGTATAAGGTTTTGAAGTCATAAATTGTGAGTATTGCTGTGTAATCTGTGCTATCATCTGCCCAAGTGGGTCTTGAAACATACCTGCAAGTCTAAAAGGTTGTGTAGGAGTAGGAAATGGTGTAGGAGTAGAAAATGGTGTAGGAGTATGAACCGCAGAGGGGTCATAAGGATAAGAAACTGTGCCTAGATGCCGAGGAGTTTCCCCAGGTTTCCGTGTCCAGGGACTAAGGGGGGGAGTAGCTTTTTTTCTTCCTTGCTGGGAAGCGGGCGCTGCTCTTTTTTTAATTCCTATAAGCTTGCCTAACAAGCTCACTATCTACCACCACCCAAAAGATTTAGTAAATTCATCAATTGTGGCAATATGCTAATAATTTGCTGTAGCTGTGGCAACATAGTCATAAATTGCTGTAATTGTGGCATAAAGTTTTGCAATTGCTGTTGTATTTGAAAAGTTGGAGGTGTGTAAGAAGGTGTGGCTGAGGGTGTGAAGTGAGTAGCAGGAGAAGGATAATTTGTTGCTGGTTGCCCACCAGGTGTAGGTAAAATATGTGTTGATGGTCTGAAGGGAATAAATCCACCCGCTTTCCCTGAAGGAAATCTTGCAGTAGATTGTCTATATGCAGGACTTGGCACACCTGGGATAAAATGCATCCCAGGGACAGGGGCTATATTAGGTAGAGTTGGTAATGGTCTTGGCTGTCTACTACCAGGGTTAGGAACACCTGAAATAAAAGGAGAACTCCACCAAGGACTTGGTGAAGGGACATTAGCACCTGGTAGATAGGGTTGCCTTATCTGAGGTCCCAATAAATTTCCCAATTGATTAGGTGTTCTTGTAAAATTTACCATTTATATCATCTCCTACATTCTCGGAAGCGCTCCCATCAGTAGATTGTATACTCTTTGCCTTCCTTGTTCTATTTCTGGCAATTGCTGTTGCATTCTGCTAAACAATTGTCCTATCACATCTGAAACTGCTCCCATACCTCCAATTTGGCTTCCTGCTTCACTGATATAAGGTCTCGCCAACAATCCTCCAAGTAGTGTTGTCCATACCAGTGGTCTCAAGTCCATACCTTGCCCTAATATGCTCATTATTGCTTGATTGATATCAGGAGCTCCTGTCATACCACCACCAGCACCACCAGTAGGAATGCCAGCAACATTAGCTGCGGTTTGCCCTCCACCACCTAAACCTCCAAACAATCCACCCAAAGTTCCTAATGCCATCAGAGCAGGGTTTCCTGTTACCATCCCTAATAATCCTAAAGGATTTGTCATTCCTCCTCCAACAATACCACTCATTCCGCCCAAATTCAAAGCCTGCCCTATGCCAGGCAATTTCCCCCACGCTCCAACCTTGCCCAGACTTTGATAGAATTTGTTTATGTCTTTTGCTGTGCTCTTTAATAGATTTGTCAATCCTGTTTTGCCCAAAAGATTTGTCAAACCTATCTTTTCTGCAGCTTGGCTAAATAGAGGTATATTGCCCAGTCCCAAAGCTGGAGCAGCTGCACCCAAAAGTAGATTTTGCCCTACTTTCTTCCAATCTACTTTGGCGTGGATACCGTCCTTGCCTATTTTAACATCAACACCAGTTAACTTGCTGAGCCAGCTCATTTACATCATCCTTTCTTTTTGCGTTTCCTTAACTTCCTCAATGTCAATGCTAAACGAGCTTGGCGAGCTGTGGTAGTGTTCCCTTCTGCAGCTTTTCTTTTCAACCAGTTAATATCAATGCCATTATGGAGAGCACCTTCTCTTGCAGCTTTCGCTCTCAATGCCCCAGGTCTCTTGATGGCTTTTTGTATCCACTTCTTGGTTTTCTTTTTTGCCATCTTCTGACCTCCTGTTGACAATTTTTTACATCATATCAATTGGAAATAATTCTTTCTGGGTCTTCCCTTAGGTCTTGTTCCTAATTTAATCTGCTTCAATCTTGGTCTAAATCTTCTACCTGATGAAATTCTTACACCTCTTATCTTTCTAATCTTTATTGGTCTTATTAGTATCTTCTTGCTACTTCTTCTTGCCACCTTTTCTCCTCCTCTTCTTTGTAGTCTGTGTAGCACTTGCTAATGCTTCTTCTACTTGGTCTGGTGCTGTGCCAAGTATTTGCGTTGCTATCATTCTTGCCAAGCCAAGCTTTGCACCTTTCCTTCTTGGCACACTTGCTGTTTTCTTTTTTCTTGCCATTTTGCATTACCTCCTTTAGAATAATATTATGTAAAATCTTCCTGTTTGGCTACTTGTCAATGTTATATAATTTTCATCCATCTGTGTTATTGTGAATGGCACTAATGTGTCACTTAAAGACACAACAGGTATAGCACCCACTGGCTTTCTATTCAATTGATGCTTTATCTTTGTTTGTGCGTTAGCAGACAACACTACATAAACATACACAGCATTCAGATTGCCAACTTTTATATCATTTAAAGGACTTCCTAATCCTATATTGTTATACAAATTCTGAAATTCTGTATCTATCTTTCTATCTTGATGTGTGTAAATCTTATTTGCTTTCATCAGACTGGTTGACCTCCTATTATGATGAGATTGCTTTCATAAATTGGTATTGTGCTTGAAATACTTGAATTACCTACCACCAGAGTATATGTATAAGTTCCAGGGCTCAGCGTTCTAATTCTTGACCCCCCTAAATTCAATCTACCAATTATACCTGTTCCTTGAGATATAATTGTTGTTGACATTTCATTTATTCTTATTCCTCCTCCACCATTCCAACTTGCATTCACAAAACCTTCTATTAAATACCTCCTGTTTGGACCTGGAGGAACTGTAAGGTTGAGGGTTGCTACTGTTAATGAAGAATTAGTAGGAACTGTTCTTGTTGAATCATCATAACTTTCTAATGCTGTTTCACCTATTAACTTTATATTTGTTGTTCCATCAGAATTTATTATCCAATTAGGTGTTACAATACTTCCATCATTATTGATTTGTATATTTGATGTTTTAATACTTCCATCTTGCAATATTCTCCAATTCTCTGTCCAAGTGATTGGATTTGCAGCTGCTGCAGCAGAATAGAATATCAGTGCTGTTTGTGTTGTGCCATCTTTATAAAATAGTCTCAATCTAAATGCTGGCTTATTTGCATCATCTCTATTCCAAGTTGTGCCATCAGAAGTGTCAGCATTTGCTGTGAGATTTATCTCTTGTGAACCAACAATAATTCTACAAATGTCATTGTCAGCATTTTTAAACAATATACCTGCAAGTGCTTTAGCAATCATTAGATTGCCTGTCATTGCTTGTGAGCCATCTAAATGAAGCTTGTTATCTTCTAAAAAGTTTAAAGCATCATATATTTGCTGATGTTCTTGATTGAATTTCCAAGCTGATATTAAGTCTCCTGTATTGTAAAGGAATTTAACTTGCCAATGTGTTAGAGCCATTACCTTTTCACAACCTCCATTCTTCTGGGTATTGGTCTATAAAGGAATATCAGTTTGTCAATTGAGCAATTCTTATAACTGCTGATAGCCTGCAATAGGAATTGAAACATTCTGCCTGTTATTGTTGGCACTGCAACATTGAAGTTCCAAGGCCCCTGCTCTCCAAAGTGTGTTTCATCAAAATTGCTCTCATCAAAATATGCTGGAACATAATCTGTTGAAAATGATAATTGTGAATAATTTGTCTCATCTGTTATTATCCCCACAAAGTAATCCCCCCTTGTCATCCTACCTGTTAAATGTATCCTTATCCCCTTTGCGTCATATAATCCATCAACTGGTGCAACTATTTTTGTCAAGCAATGTATTCCTAACGGCTTGCCATCATCTGTAGCTCCTCCATACTTGAACATATACCCTACCCCATCTTGATAGATGTCATCTCTTATGAAGTAGAGATTGTTGCTTTCATCTACTACAAATGTTGGCTCTTGTATGCTCCACTCTACCCAGCTGTTAAGTGCTATGAAGTAGACAAGTGTTGAAAGCGTTCTCTGCTGTAGTTTGCTATTGTAAGGGAATAGAATACAAGGATAATATGGATGTGGAAAGTAATAAAGTCTTAAATATGTTTTGTCAGGATATAGTTTCTGAATGTATGGTGATATGTTTCTGCCAATGTCTCTCAATTGTCCATCGTAGATGTATATGCCTTCGTCTGATAGGAAAACTACTCCAAATGGTGTAAGTGTCCAAGCTTGATAGCCTACACATCCTATAGGGAAAGGTATTTTCATTGCTGTGAATTGTGATGGCTCATCACCTACAATTTGCCACAATGAATATCTGCACAACACTATTAAATTGTTTGCATAACTTACAAGCCCTACTATGTAATCTTCTGGGTCTAATGTTAAGTCTATGTATGATAAACTCCCAAATTCTTGCGGTTGCCACGCTTTGCTCCAATATATTCTATTGTCTCCTTTGCTATACCACAACCTGCCTTTGTGCCACTCCATTGCTTTGCAAGGTTGAGGTCTATTCCTCTCCCACTCCATCTCTGTGCCTAAATCACTATCTAATGTGTTGTCATTGTATGTTGTCTGTGAATTGGGTATCTCTGCTACAAAGTAAAATGCTGATGGGTCATTTACTCTGCTTCTGTAAATTCTCTTGTAAGAGCATTGAGGGTCTGATGATACAGGTATGTTGCTTAAATCTATTGAACCTGTTGATGTTGTTGTGATTGAAACCTGTGGTCCTGGTGAGCTTTCACAAGTCTTGTTAAGCCCCATAAATGTTATTCTGTAATAATAAGTGCCAGCTGGGATTTGACCTGTTGAGTTGTAAGCAAGTGTTGGTGCTGATGTTGGAGCATCTATGCCAGCTAAGTATAGATTTGAGCCATCAAATTTCCACACATCTGTTTGACCATCAGAAAGAAAGAGAAAGTTTGCATTGGGAACTTCTACTTGTTTGCCTATAAATAGATTTCTTTGTGTTGATGTCCAAGTATTTATTGCTGTCCAAGTGTCACCAGTAGTTTTGTATAATACTACATCTTTGGGAACAGGATTTGAAGGATTGGTATAATCATAAGTTTGCCAAGCTAAAAGAAAGCAAGGTGAAGTTGCATAGTATCTCCAAAGGTTGATTGCTTTGCCATAAAGGTTTTGTGTTGTATACTTGCTATAGCCCTCTCTTGCTTGTAATCCTGTTTGTCTTGTCAGTATCACATCTCTTAGCTCCACTGCCTCATTATCTTTGATGAGGTGTGGAGGGTCAAAGACATTTATGCCTCCTGAAAAATCAAATAGTTGTAGTGCTTGTATCTCTACTGCCATTGCAGGGTATACTCCTCTTTGCCATATTGATAGCTCCACAATCTCATTAGTCCATCTTGATATTCTTTCAGTTTCATTGAAGCCATCTGGGGGTCATCATATCTCAATAACAAATAAGCTGCATAGACTGCTATGAGGTAATGGAATGGTGCCAGCAAGCCATTGAATGGAACATCTGTGTCATTTACCATATCATCTACTTTTGCTAAATATTTTATTGCTATTTGTGTGTATGAGCCTGGCACTTGTGCATAAAGTGTGTATGCATTGTTTTCTAATACTATGTCATAGTAGTATATATCAGGGAGATGTGCTTCATTCCATTCTGCTTTATTCTTTCTTCTATATGTCAATACTTCTTCTGTTAAACCATCCGATAGTGTGCCAAGCACTACTACATTCAATACTTGTATGCAATCACTTGGCAGTGTGTAGGTGAAGTATGCTCCCTTTGTTGGGGGAACATTAACATATAATGTCTTCTTTGATATATATGCATCTAAATTTAAAGTTTGATATGCTTCATTGAGAGCTGCTTTTCTCTCTGCTAAACTATATCTGTTGTATGTATCTTCTCTAATTTCATAGATGAGCCTTTGCTGAAGGTCAGCAAAGGTCATTTGTTTTCACCTCATTTCCTCTTTTTATGCTACATATATGTCACAAGTAGCAGCTGCAGAGGCAGTTAGATAAATGTTGGTAGCGTCAGGAACAGCACTCTGCCAAATTACAGCATTTGCCCTCGGCAATATAATCACCTTGCTTGGCCTGTATCCTAATCCGTGAGCAATAGCGGTTTGGGTTGTCCCCACTGATACATTTGATAACACTTTAAACCCACCTTTCTTCATAATACCGCTTAAATCAATTTGGAATACTTCATTTCCATTAACATCTAATCCACGCAAAATAAAAGTATCTTCTTGCCCAGATTTAGGCTCAATTTGTAAGGAACTTATTTGGGTCTTTGACATTTCTCATCACGCTCCCGTGCTACCCACAACACCACGCCAATCATAGAAACCAGCACCAATATTCATATAGTATTCAGCAAGGAATTTATCACCAGGCATATGTATAGGCTCAGCTGCTCTTAAGCTGCCAAAGTTTACAAAGGTTAATGTATGGCTCCCCTTTTCAGCCAACACAAACCATCTGCCATCATCAGGGAGGAATTTCCAAACAATTAGCTGAAGCTTGTTCTGCAAGGGGTTAATGCCGAGATTGGCTGTCCAGGGTAAGTGCTCCGATTGTAGTATCTGACGAGCTGCGAATTCAAGTGAAGGCGGGACCACTAAGTATTGAGCTGAAAAATCGGAGACTATATCTCCCTGCTCATTGGGAGTAAGGCTCATAATAGTAATTGCCTGATTGAGGGTAGTGGGAGAAAGTGAGCCACTGACAAGGTTGCTGTAAGTAGTCCCAGCTATCACCAGTGTGTGGGTGCCACAAAGAGGCTCGCCGTTGGGATTGTAAGGGTTGCTTGTGAATGCTTTGACAAATATATCAGCTGCCATTTTCTCCTCTACCAATCTTGCTCTATCAGCTATCTTTGAGGCAATATTCTTGAATACCTCTATCTCTCCTTTGATTAAGTCCCATTCAGCGGGATACACAACGGTCGTTCCATACTTTCTCCTAACAATGTCAAATTGCCTTACTTTGGTGATGTCTACTTCCGCAGATGGCTTCTCGCCCATACCTACTTCGGAAAAACTCACCAAAGGTTCATAAATAATAGCCCTGTAAAGCAACTTCCCTTCTGCTGTTATTGTGTTGTATATCTGTGGATATATCGGCTCTAATCTCTTATACTGGTCATAGATTATCTTATCAAATTTCTCTTTGAATATTTGCAGAAACTGATTTGGAGTTATTGCCATTGTTTAAATTGCACCTCCTATTGTTTGTTTTTCTCCATCATCAATACCCAGTTTGCACATAGCTCGGTAGCACTTGCACTATAACTCTCACATTGGTATCTCCAACTTGATATTGCTCTTCAGGGTTATTCACAAGTCTCAATACCCTCACTCTGGTATTGGTAGTGTCAGCTTTATTAACATACCAATTACCAGTCGTGCTATCCTTCGCTATGCCATAACTTGCTCCTATATCGCTAGCTGCGTAAGTCCCTCCCAATGTCATCACTATTTCAGTGGAGGAAGTAATAGGAGCAACAGACACATTATAGTTCACTAACTGAGGACCAGCACCTCCTCCATCTAACACATCACCGCTACCCATAAGAGCTATGCCTGCTATCAGTGTAGGGTTTGCACTACACTCAGTAAACACTTTGTTGGTCGTATCCCAATACACCAACGCTCCTTTATTAAAAGTTCCTGAAGCGGGTCCTTGTCTCCAATTGTCATAAGATGGTGAAGCTATTCTCGGCGGTCTTATAGGATAAGTTGCCATTTACAATCACCTCCTATTTTTTCTCTAAAATTTTCTTTATATCTTCATTCACTACCATACTTGTTTTACCTAATGGGATTTGAACTTCTTGTTTTTCAGCTTCCCCTATCTCTTCTCTCAATTCTATGTTTCCCTCTCTCGCAGCTGCTCTCTGGGAACGAAGCCCCCAAATCCTATCAGCCAGCTCCAGTCTTTGTTTATGTTTCTCTGCCGATGTCCTAAACAATCTCAATTCATTTACCGCCACTCCTCCCTCAGGACTTTTAACAGCCTGTGGAACTTTTATCTTGCCACTTTCAACATCGCTCCAAGGCACCATCTCATAATCCCCTCTCTTTATCTCTATCCCTCCGTGCCCCTGTGTCGGGTCTATCCACCTATAAACAACATTCGGGTCTTTGCTCTCCACTTCAAGCAAGTTTCCCTTCTTGATGTATTCTATTAATTCTCTCTTCTCATTGCTCATTGCTTTCGCCTCCTTTTTCTATTGTTTTTGTATTTTCTTGCTGTTGACAATGCTATCGCTACTGCTTGCCTTACTGCTTCTTTCTTTGTCTTTGGACGACTATTACCAATGCGACCAGTTCTTTTCCATTTATCTACAATCTCCTTTATGTTTTCACTTATGACTTCTCTACTGCTTCCTCTTTTTAAGGGCACTATAACTCACCCCATACTTTGATTGTATAACTTTCCCTATCTCTTTAGGGTCATACCCCAATCCTTCCATTATCTCTGCTTCAGCTAAAGCTGCATCATAATCAATACTTTTAGCTGTTGCAGGTATACTTGTAGGATTTATCACTTCCTCTGATGATGTTGAGCTCTTTGGAGGGTTTCTGTGTAAAGCCTCCCCTACTGCATATTTCCACAATGTGTCAATGTTTCTTTCATCTAAAAACAACCCTAAATCCAAATTGGAAGCTACAGCAGCCGCTTGTCTGTAAGCTTCATCTGCTATAGCTTTTCCTGCTTTTGCAACTAATTGCTGATACCTACTTGTCAATCCTTTCTGTAAATTATCTATTGCTTGTTGTCTCAAAATAGGTATCACTGCTTCTTGAACAACTTCTTGAACTTTCTTTGTAGTCTTCTCTTCAATCTTCTTTACAACTTCCTGTGGATTTGTGTATAACTGGTTTATATCTATCTCTTCTTCTTTCTCTTCTTGCTGTGGTGCAGCCTGTGTTTGAGCATTAGCAAGACTATTAAGGTAGGTATTGATAGCTGCATAAATCATCTGTCTTTGTGTCGGATCTCTGAATACATTTAGCCATTGTTCCTCTTCTGGAGACAAACCAGTAGTGGGAGAAGGAGGAGCTGTGGGAGTAGTAGCTTCCTCCTCTGCTTCTCCTTCTTCTGCTATCTCTTCTGGTTCTTGTGTCTCTTCTGGCTTTCCCTCTTCTCCTAACAAGGCATCAAGGGATAACTCCTTATCAATCATAATAGACCTCCTACAGGGGATTTCACTTCATAAAGTAAAACTCAAAAGTGTCAATGTGTCATTAAGATGTCATCACTTCATTACTTACTTACATTATATGTTAGACTGATTAAAATGTCAATTTGTTCCAAAGAATATTTTATTGTTTAACAACAAATAAGTCAAGCTCCCATCAATTCTCTTAACTTTGTCTCAATGTATATTATAACATCTTCAATGCCATTAGTGTATCCTTCTGTATATATCAAAATTTTGTCAATGTCAATCTTCTCATTTGTGTTGACATCCAACATCTTGTTTATCATCACTTTCTTTTTTGTTGCTATATCGTTCATTAACATATTCATAACACTTTCTTTTAGTCTTGTCCAAAACTTTGTTTCAATTAATATTCTTGCTATCTCTTGCTCTTCCAACATCACTCTTCAACCTCCTCACTCTTCTGCAATTCCCTCTTCTGGAATTCCCCCTTCTGGCATTTCCGCTGAACCACCCATCTCTCCGCCCATCTCTTCACCTGTTGGCAGTGTCATACCACCTAATTGTGCCAATTGTGTTAATAATTCAGGAGACAAACCTGCCGCTTGCTCTCCACCTTGTTGCTGAGCAGCTTGCTGTTGCATTGCTTGTTGCTGAGCTGCTATCTGTTGATTTAGTTCATCTTCTGTGCCAAGTATCTCTTCATAGTCTTGTAATCCCATTACACGGAATAGAGTTCTGAGAAAAGAATATTTCTTTTTAGGGTCTTGGAAGAGGTCTGGGAATGTTCTTGCTACTAATAGCAAGTATTGTAAATGTTTCTCTAAATCTGGTGCTGCTACACTGCCTTGTATAAAGAATTGATATTCATATTGTAAATCCTCTGGTGATAGCATTACTTTTTCTTCTTTTACTAATCCCCCCCTTGCTTCTATCCTTCTCTTAATCTCTGTCTGTCTCAAAAATTGTTTCAGTATCTTTACAATTTGATGCGGTATATATTCAAATTGTTTGTATACTGCTCTCAATCTCACATATCCTCTCTGCATTGCACTCCTTGAGGCTATTGAAGCTGCAGTGGCACTTGTCTTTGCAGGTGGCAACATTCCCATCTGAAGCAATGGTATACCACTTAATTGCTGTGCTCTCTGCTCTGCCATCTGCATCATAGGGACAATGACATTTAGTGGTGTAGGAAAAGGAATTGCTTGGATAAGGCTATTGGGAGTTACAGGGATAAGCATACCAGGTTCTAATCTTCCCGACAATATTTCTTTTATCTGGGGAGAAACTTGGAATGGTGGCAATATATCAAATGCTGTTCTCAATGCTGCGCAATTCGCATAGTAATCTACCCACCTGCCCAATTCTTGAAGATTTGCCACCAGACTTCTGCCATATAGACATCTATTTAAATGCTCTTCTAATTTAACAATTGTTATTGTTCTCTCTAACTCTTTATATTTGCGTTCATATACCCCAAGCAAGTAATTCCCTGATGTCTCATAGCCCTCGCCAAATATCAATACTATGTCTACGGGTTCATCTATCCCATCATCATTGTAATCATATTTAGCCTCTATTTCCCATAATGGATAAATCCTTGTAGATGTTTGTTCTTGCAATACATCATCTAAATGTGGTATTGAAACTATTGTGTTTAACACTTCCTCTTCTATGTCTTTGTAATACCAGCCTTTCCTGAACTCATCTTTTAGGGTGTTCCAAGTTACCCATCTTTTAACCCCTATCCCCCAAACTTTCCCCCACGATGTCGCATCTGGTCTTATTATCATTACTTCAAATATATCTTTTAAGTCTATGTTTATGTCTCCTTTGCCATTATTAGCTCTATCATCATAGGTTGTCCTGATAAATGCTGTTCCATCTATAGCTGCCAATCTCAATGCTTCATATCCTATTGTCTCTATGTCTTTTTCTCTCAACAATATGTCAATAAATCTTTCAACTCTATCTGAAGCTTCCTCTGCTTTTTGATTGACAGCTTCAACAGGTCTGCAATAAAAGAATGGCGATTGAGGGAAAACACTGCCAGCAAGCGAATTGACAATTGTATCAATGTAACTTCTGACAAGCCCTGTTTTTATCTTCTGCTCAATTTTAAATTTTTCATCCCAATCTGGGTCATCCTTCAAGTTGTAAATTGCCCTTGCTACTTTTACTTCTGGATAGATATGTGAGCTTAACCAATTATAGCTGTAAAGCATTAGGTCTGTTACTACTCTCAATATTTCATCTCGTTTTTTACGAGAAAGCCTGATTAATCTTTGAGGCATATCAGTGCCTTCTATGGGTGGAAAAGGTTGTGGCTGAAATTCTATCATTCTTCTTCCTCCTCAAAAAGTTTTTCTACTTCATTCCTTGCATATTCTTCACTTGACCCACCTAATGATACCATATAGCTTCCTATACTATATGCTTTTCTCAAACTTTTACTGCTTCCTAAAAGTGTCAATTCTTCTGCTGAATAAGCTTGTAATGCATATCTCAATGCGTCAACACAATGATATTCTCTTTCATCTTTTAGTCTGCTTGTCTGGGGGTCAATCTCAAACCCTTCTAATTCACTTATTAGATTGACACAGCTTCTGTTTATTACAAGTGTCTTATGCCCTATCAATGTTCTTAATTTTACCAAACTCTCTTCTTTTTCACTTCTTTTGCTTGCTATTATAGGAATGCCATATTTGTATTGTAATTCATTTATGTAAATTGACCCTGAACTATCTGCTATTATGCTCTCTATTGGATACTCATCTATCTTCTCTTCTAACCATTTGGCTATCTCGTCTAATAGCATTTGAGATTGATATATCTCTTCTAATACAACAATTCTTTCTTTGTCTTCTCCATCTTTTGTTTTGATTTTCTCCTTGCATACTACAAGCATAGCTGTTGGTGCTGTCCATCCCCAGTCTATCCCTATTACGAAATTGCTAAATCTCTCTTCATATTCTAATACTTCTTCTTTATTTATGTCAACTATGTTGTCATCATCAAATTCGGGCAATGTGCTGGCAATCTCTGTAAATCTTCCTTCTATCTCTTGAATGTAATTGCCTGTTGCTCTGGAAATCTTCTCTGCTTCTTCTACTGCTTCTTTAGGTGCAAATGGATTTTCCCAGCTTGACACATTTACATAATATGTTGTCTCTGGATTTTCTTTCAATACTCTATAAAGCCAATGGTTCTTCCCTCTTGGAGTTGTTGTAAATAATATCTTGCCACCTGCAAGCACTGTCCCCAAGTATATAGTCTCAAAAGTATGTTCAGAGAGATAAGAAGCCTCATCCAACCAACTCATTTGTGGATGGAAACCCCGCAAGTGTTGAGGATTGGCACCTGTAAAGAAGACAAATTTTGAGCCATTGAATAAATGATATTCTCTTGGGACTCTTCTGTAACTTCTATATATTTTGGAATGAGGGAAATATTCTGTTTGTATATAACTCAATACTTCATCTATCTTGGAGCGAGCAACTTCCGTCTGTTGCATAGTGGGGGCAATAACTAATATTAAACTTTTAGGGTATATCAGAGCATATTCAACAGCTATATGAGCACCAGCCCAAGTCTTTCCACTATATCTACCTCCAATAAATCCTGCTACTTTGATTTTTTCATCATAGAGTATCTTCCGCCTCACTGCTTCTTGCTTGGGTAAAAATGCTGGGAATTGAATTTTTACAACTTGTCTTTCCATATCTAAAAGAATTGTATAACAAAATTTTGAAAATGTCAATAAGGGTTGCTGGGGGTTACCCCCCAGCAACCCCAAAGAAAGGAGGAGAGAAATGGAACTACTTCATAAATTCTGCAATCTCTGATTTTTTAAATTGTCAAATTGCTTTTTGATGTCTTCTCTCCACTGCTTCTCTTCTTCTGTTAATGGTCTGCTCCTGTGTTTATTTTTATGCTTCTGAAAGAGTAGTATCAACTCTGCTTCTTTCTTTTTTAATCTTAAATATGGCAATACTAACTCTAACAATTTAGTTGCTTGCTTGCAATCTGCTTCCCAATGTAAAAACTTTTTGCCATTTTGACCAATTACTCGCAACCTCCCTATCCCTATCTTGTTGTATAACTCTAAAAGCACATCATTATATAACATCACTATACGCACTCTCGCAACATAATGACGATTTGGCTTCATTAATTCTATACTTCCTTCTCCATCTATCAAGCCTGCAAGGTATATCTTATCTTCTTCTGTTAGCAATAAACATCTTCCTTTGCTTTGATTTTCACATCATACTGATAAGTTGACATTGTATCTCTGATTTCTTACCCCTCTTAATGGGATAGCAAGCAAAGAATGAACAATTTGCTGGTAATGGAAATTCTCTTTTAACTCTTTTAACTGCTTCATAACTTGATTTAACTTGGATAAAGACAACTTCAAATGGAGAAATTGCTATCAGGTCAATTGGACTATGGCTACCTGCTGACCTTATGACTAAATATCCTTTGTCTTCAAAGTGTTTCTTAACTCTGTATTCTAATCTTCTACCTTTTTGATAATTTGTTTCAGACAAGATATTCATCCTCCTTGCCAAATAGCCGAGCCACCAAATGCACAACTTCATATAGCAGGAATAGAGCACCGCAAACTATCAAGTCTGCTATTCTAAATGTTATTCTCCTCATTCTTCTCTCTCCTCCCTCTTACATTTCTTATATCCTTTCTGCAACCCTAAAACAAACAAAATACCTCCCGCAAATCCTCCTATCCAACAAACCAAGCCATAGATAAAAAGAAATAAAATCCCTAATGTTGCTTCCATTATCTCATCTCCTTTCATAATTTTATTATATCGCTATTCTTAAATTGTTCAATTCTTTCTGTTTCTGTAAGCTCTAATTTCTTAAGCAATTCTTCATCTTCACATATGCCTTTGAAGCTACAAAACTTACACCAGAAATCCTTGTTTTGCGGCGGTGGTGGCAATTCTTTTTTCTCTACACCTTCCCATATCTCTCTTATCCTTATCTCTATAACTTCACGCCAATGGTCTGTTATCTCTATCTCCATTTTTCTGATTGGCATCTCTCCATTTCTCAATAGCAATAGATTTACACCTTTAACAGAGAATTCTAAAGCATTTTTTCTGATTGATGAGACATCTATGACATATACTTCTGCTCTCGATAAATTTGTCAACAGGCTATATGCCCCTAATTGATATTTCAAGTTATGCCATTGCCTGCTTGATTGATTGAAAAATCCATTTGCAAAAGATGTTGTCTTGAATTCTATTATCTTATCATCAATTATGGCATCTATTGTCCCTTCCAGTCTCAAATCTTCTCTGTAATGTGATACTTCTACTGGATAGCCTTTGTTTTTAAGTTCTGCTTGTATTATATTGTGTATCAATGTTCCAAATGAAGCCTCAAATGATTGCGGGTCAACTGCTACTATACCAAGTAAGTTCAGTATCAATTCTCTTTTGCAATGCCCTAATTGTGAGGCTCTTATAACTCTTTTCTTTACTGCTGTTTTGATAACTTCTGTCACTTCCTTCTCTCCTTTCCTATATATTTTCTTACTTTTTCACGGAATATGTATGAGATGAGTTTCTTTAATATCTCGTCTGTGTTGTTGTCATTCATTATTTTCTCCATTCTCTCAAATATCTCATCAAGCCAGTTGCTTGGAATTAAATGCCAATGCCCAATTTTCACTGCTGGTATCTCTTGTTTCTTCGCCAATTTGTCAATTGTCTTTGTGTCTATGCCTAAAATAGCTGCTACCTCTTCAGCGAAGTAGTAGTTCCTCTTCACCCCCAGGTGAATTCTGTATAACTCTTCTAATAATAACTCTTCAACTAATTCCTTCTTCATTTTCTTCCTCCAACGCTAACTCGTCTAATTCTATGCTCATTGCTGGTCTACCTTTATACATATAGCGGTAAACTCTGAAATATCCTCTACCCTCTCCTGTCATTATTATTTTGTTCATCATATCAGCATCAACTTTCAAAACCTTCATAGCATCACCTTTTGATATTCTATGCCCATCCATCTTCTTTAAGTAATTGACAAGTTTGTTTACATATCTACCAACAGCACTTTCCCCTATCTTGCCCACAAATTGTTTTATGTATTCAAATGATGGATACCACAATTCAAATGCTTTCTCTAAATGTTCTCTCTTGATTGTAAATCTTGTCTGAAGATACCATTCTTGTTTAAGCACCTCTTCTTGTATCATTATGTAGAATGCAAACTTCGGCAAGTAATCTATAAATCTTTCATACCACAATCTTATGTCTTCATCTAATATGTCCTTACCAAGTTTTTTAACTATTTGTTCAAATAGCAATGCTGTCTCATCATTCTCCCAAAATACTGGCAAGTATGGTGGCAATCCCATTAACTTCTGATTGACCCACCATTCATTCTCTAATTCCATCTTTCTCAATTCTCTTTTTAAAGCATTCTTCCAACCAATCCAATATTTTAATGTATCTCTATCTTCTATAACTCCATTCTCTTCTGTTGATAACCTCACTATTCTCCTATTTTCTTTCTTTGGCATTTCTATGGGAAAAAATCTTGGTAGAAATCCTGTTCTTATCATCTTTGTTGTCAATTCTTCTATGTATACTGGTTGCACTGCTAAAAATAAGTTCAGTGTTACATCTCTAATAAAAAAAGAATTCTTTTTCAATCTTCTAACAAATCTTTGGTGTGGTTCATAGAATGCTGGCAATTCTTTCACTAATTCAAACTTATAACTTACTTCACTTGCCGAAAGTATTGGACCTGCTTCATCTTGATATAGTAGTATTGTCTTGCCATCCCAACTCTGTAGTAATGAGAAAAAACCTTCAAACGACCCCCTTAAATTTGCCACTGGTATATCACTTCCTGTTTCCCCATCTTCATTATTCTCTCCCATATCTTCTATCATTACTAATGGCTTGACTGTCCTTTTTATCAATGCACTCTTGAAACTTGCTGGCTCCCCTATTATGAGAAACCATAGATTGGGATAATTATTTTGCCCCTCTCCCCACAATAATTCTAATTCAAAATGACCTGCTAATAATGAAGCTAAAAACATACATAGTGATAAATCACATACTCTGTCTTCTATATCAGGTGATTTACTATGTATGAATTCTCTCCATTTCTTATTTAGCAAGGCTCTCACTTCCATTCATCATTCTTTTGTATTTGAGGGTAAGTCTCTTGACTTCTTCTTTTGTTCTTAAAAACCTCTCATAACTATCTTGCACTTCTTTGCTTGTGTTGTAAAATATCTCTTCTACATTTTTTCTTCTTGGCATTAGTAATATCTCTTGTTGAAAATTTTCATAGTTCTGCAGTAAATGTTTATAGTATTCTATTGAGGAGTTCAAAAATTTTATGAACGCTACATACCAGGGTAGATATACGCTTGTTATCCCTGATTGATAGATTGTGAAAATTGCTTCAGGTGTCATAACATCTGTCAATTCATAATATAAATCAATAGGTTCAGTTTCTATTAACACCTTCTCTTCTCTTGATTTGTTCAATTCTACTTCAATTGGTTGCACATTAACAAATTTAATCTGGTTGTATTGTTCTATCATTTTCATTGTTTTGTAATAAGCCTGTCTCAATTTACCATCTATGTGGGATATATCTTGCAATTCTAATGGTGCGAACTTTACTCCATCCAATGTTTCCCACTCTCCCGTCGGCAACATCCTCACTCCAAAACTCCAGCAAGTCCCTAAATACTCCATAAAATAATCACTTAATGTTTTAGCTCCCCTCTTAAAGAGGTCTTCCATTTCTCTTCCTCCTTTCTTGAAACTATACTACTTTAATTTTTAATTGTTGTTGATTAAGAAATTTCCCCAGGTGATGTTGGTAATTCTGGGGGTGGTGGCAATTGAGCAAGAAAATCTTGCTGCTCCTTCTCGCTCAATTTTGCCCAGCATTCACAATGAACACCACTTCCATCCCAAAATTCCAAATGAGACACTGTTCCTATTTCTTTTCCACATATCTTGCAGGTCATTTTTTCACCTCCTAAAATTTGCTTGCTATTACAAATACATCAATATTCGCAGGAGCTGTGCCATTGTTTGTTATAGTAAGCCCTAAATAGCGAGGGGGAAATGGAGAAATAGTTTTCTGATAGGGAGTTCCTGCTGTTCCGCTTTCACTTGCAATCGTCTTCCAAGTAGAATTATCTCTTGAACCCTCAATGAGAACAGTTGTATTTTGGTCTTGGAAAATGAGGATAGAACACTCTTTATAGTTACTTAAGTCTATGCTAATCCTTCCTATGTTCCCGCCAGCGGCAACTGAATAGGTTTGAGCAAAGCGATAGGGAACGGGAATGTCAGTGCTCTTCGCGAGAGCAACTCCATCACCACGAATTACAACGGGAACAAAGGACAAACTTGATGAGGAACCTGCAAATGGATAGACGGGGAAAGGAACAACGACTGCGGAAATCTTATACTGATATGTTCCAGTGGTAGAGTATGACTGCCACGCAATACGCATATAGCGACCTGCCCGTGGAACCATCGCCACCTCTTGGAAGAGACCCCAAGGACTTGTTGCGAGATATTCTGAGAAATTGGGGTCATCACTAAACTGAATATAAAGGTAGCCGATAGCGGGAGCACTTATTCTGCTTGACCTTGCTATCACCCCTAGCGCTCCATACTGGTCAAGGTCAATCACATCTGAATACCAAGTTGTTGATGCTGGGATGGAAATTATTGTATCTATTACTTTTTGAGAAGGAAAGCCAACTGCTTTTCCTCCTAATTCCCAATAACTAAAATCGTTAGGTGTGTTAGGCATTTGTAATTCACCTCCAATTGTGTATTAATAGTATTTTATCCATCTCCAAAGATTTTTTCAAGAAATTCATCTAAATCTTTCTCCTTGATTAAGTAAGTGCTTGTATCTCTTATCTTTGTTGCTTTTAGCAAGCCCTCCTTTATGTAGCTGAGAATAGTAGCATTTGAAACTCTCAAAACCCTCGCAAGCTCTGAAGTCTTGTATAACTTGCCAATCTTCTTTTTTAATTCCTCCTCTGGCTTCTCTACATTTTCTAACTCTTCAGGTGGCTGGGGCTTTCTGCCACGACCCATCATATTCACCTCCTAACCATTCAAAATTTTGTAGAGTTTGTGAACATATTTTTTCATATTAGCTCTGATTGCCTCTCTTGATATGCCCAATTCCCTTGCTATCTCTCTCAATGTCATCTTCTCTACATAATACATTCTCAACATTTTCTTCACTCTATCAGGGATATCTGCTCTTGCAAGTGCATCCTCAAATTCATCCATCACATCTTCATCATCAATGAAATGAAGATGGTCTATTAAAGAATTAGAGAATTCATCATCTTCATCACTTTCCAAAGATGAGAAGGGAATGAAATCATTTTGCCTTGCCTTCCCTATTGCTTTTTGTAAATATGATACTATCCATATTGATATATAAGTAGACTTATTGCTTTTAGTTTCATCATATTCTTTCAATGCTCTCAACAAGCCTTGAGCTGCAATCATCAGTAAGTCATCATATTCATATCCAACTTTCTTGCCTGCTTGAAAATATCTTTTTGCAAATTTGTGAAGCAAACCCTTGTGTTCATTCAGCATTTTCTCTTTTTCTTCTTCTGTTAAATTCATTTCTCCATCCTCTCCCCCAAAAGTTTCAATTCTTTCAAAGCAAGCTCAAGTCTGCTATAAATCTCTCTCATTCCTTCCTCTAATCTTGCTACTTTCACCTTTAACACTGCCAGCTCTTCCTCAATTGCTGGCAACTTGCCCATTGCTTCATCAACAAATTTAATTCTTCTAATCTCTTCATCAGTCCAATCACTATACAACTTATCATACCTGCTTTCATACTTGCTTGACATTTCTATCCCTCCTTTAATTGTTTATCTATATAGCTCCAATATTTCATCTATGTCAAATTCCTCTTCCCAATTTCCTTCTTCTGCTATCCCAATCATAAAAGGTTCATACTTATACCCTCTAACTCCCTCTCTCAAAACGGGAAGTGCCCACACTATACCTTCATCGTCGCAAATTAACGCTATACCTTTAAAAGGAGGATTGTTTCCCCACTCATCAAAATCATCAGTTGATATCTCATTCTCGGCTATCCATTCATCCAATGCATCCATCATACTATCTCCATACTTAGTAAGAATTTCTTCTCTCTGCATTCTTATTCCCTCCTTCTAATAATATTTTTCCCCATTTTCTAATATGTCTTCAAGTTTATTTGCTGCTTGATTTGATACTTCTTCTACATTCCATAATTCTCCACCCCCTACTTAATGCTTCAAACTTACACTCCTGAAGAGCTCTATCAACTAATACTGAAATATTTGCAACTCTTTTGAACTTATCCATTTTTATTCCTCCTTCTCTTTTGTATATGTATTAAGAAAAACAATACTTTCTTTTAAGACCCTTTTAGCATTATTCAATAGGAGCCTTACCCTATACAATCTAATAATAATTTCATCATATTTACCTTTATCTTGACCCTCTAAAATCCGATTTGCTATATCAATATTATCTTCTATCTTCTTAATTTCAATATTTAAATTTTCAACTTTTTCCATTATTGTTTCCAAAAATTCATTCACTTTCTTTTTGAATACTTCATCTACCTCCAGTGGCATTTTCGTTCCTCCTTCTCTTCTATTATCTCTGCACAATTCCAATATTTTATAATGTAATCTGCTACCCACCTAGGGCATTCTCTCACTTCTCCCTTTTTGAATATTATACCCCATATATCTGCATCTTTTGTAAATCTAATTCTCACATTCATTTCTCTTCATCTCTCCTTTCCCACTTTTGCTTCTGGCATATTTTCAACTTCTATCTTTTCTAAATCTTCTTGCATAATCATCCATCCTATATCACTTGCTGACAAACTTCTTGCTGGTATCTTATTCTTATTAGCAATTATGAACACATCTGCTTCTTCTTTGCTTGTCTCTTCCCAAGCAAAGTGCTCTGTAATGTAGAGAATTGTCTTGTCATCATATTTGTAAGTCAATGTGATTTTCTTCATTTCACTCATCCTCCTTTTTCTAATTCTTCTTTACATTCTCTATGCACAAAAGATATAAATTTAATACCATCAATTTCTCTCTCTTCTATCTCAATTTCCCCTTTGTCAACTTTTTCCTGAATTTCTTTCCAAGCTTTTTCTCTGGCACTTTTCCTTTCTTTTATTCTTGTCCTCCTTATCTTTCATTTTTTTATTCCTCCTTTATAATAATTTTACTTTTGTTGCCTTCCTGCCAAGCCACTCATACTCTTCAATTTCTATTAGATTTTCACTCTGCAATTCTTCTAAAAGTGTGTCAAGCTCTGCACTGCTTACAGCACAATATGTCTGCAATGTTCCTTTTGTTGCTTCTTTTCTCTCTGCTAACATTTGCAATATCTTTCTCTTCTTTTTCTCTTTCCACTCTTCACTTTTAGCCTTGCTATCTTCTTTATTCTTTGAAACACTTGCTACTATCTCTTTTGCTATCTTCAGCACTTCTAAGGCCTTGTCATAGTCTTCTTTTGTAATGCTTAACTTTTTATTTTCTCCCTGCAATTTCTCCCTCAACTTGTCAAGCCAGAGCTTGAAAGTATCAACTTGAGATTTGGGAAAGTAAGCAATGTTGTTCTCTATTACGGGCTTGAATACTCTGTCATCTCCAAAGAGAATGTAAATGTCTTCATCCCAGTAATCTCTCAACACTTCTTTTATCTGTTTGCTATCATAAAATTCTTGCTTCATTTTCTCTCCTCCTTCATTTCTCATTTTTAAGAAGTCTTCTTACCTCGCTTTCACTAATAAGCCAGTTCTTGTCCAGAACCTTTTTGCCCTTGATTTTGCCTTGCTTCAACTTTCTATAAATTGTATACTCATCACATCTTAAAAGTTTAGCAACTTCTTTGACTGTGTAATGCTTCTCTAAATCTTTCATTCTCATCAACTCCTTTCAAAAAGTATTATAACAAAAAGTCAAAGAAAGTCAAATAAAAAAGTAAAATTTTGTTGCTGGGAGCAGAGAAAAATTTTAATATCATTATTGGAATGCTGAATGAGTATATTGATAAAATCATCTGTGGCAATGCTTTAGCAGTGTTAAGAGAATTGCCAGAGAATAGTATTGATTGTGTGATAACATCTCCACCATATTGGGAACTTCGGTATTAACCAGGTGCTGAAACAATTTGGGGTGGAGATAGAAATTGCGAACATCTGTGGCAAGAGATAAAAGTTAAGAAGGAACATTATGGTTGAATATAGGAGACACATATTTGGGAAGGCGTAAAAGTGGTTCAATCTATGGTGGCATATCTTCGTCTTCATATGAAAATAATACAAAATGGTTTCAATTACAACTTGGGAGACCTCAATCAAATAGCATATATCCTGAAAAGAGTTTATCATTACTTCCCTATAGAATAGCACTTGCTATGGTAGACAAGGGATGGATTTTGAGGAACATAATAGTATGGCACAAACCAAATGCCTTACCACAAAGTGTAAAAGATAGATTTAGCAATAAATATGAAGTAATTTTCTTTTTCACAAAGAGCCAAAGATACTATTTCAATTTAGATGCTGTGAAAGTGCCAATGAAAACAACAACTATTAAAAGAATTTTCTATGATAATTTTACAAGTAAAGATTGCTATGCAGGTTTGAATATATCTAATTGGCACAAATATGTGTCAAGGATGAGAAAGAAATTGGGAATAGAAAGAGAAGGATTTAAAAATTTAAGGTTGCCTCCTGAACCTGGTGAATGGAACCCAAAGGATTTTAAGACTAATCCAGGTGATGTATGGTCTATCTCAACAAAGCCATTTAAATGTGGTATAGTTCTTGACCCTTTCTCTGGTTCAGGAACAACTTTGCTAGCTGCAAAGCAACTTGGCAGGCATTACATAGGAATTGATATTGTTAAAGAATATTGTGAAATTGCTGAAAAGAGATTAGCAAGTGTTAGTGTTTCTCTGCTTTAAGCCTTACTCTTGTTGCTTGCCTGCCTCTGTATTCATATCTCTCCACTACAAATATGCCTTCTACCTCTCCTTTTGTAATAAATTTGTCAATAAGTTCTCCTGGCACTTTTAATGCTCTTTCAATATCTGATTTTGCCAATCCATCTGGCGTCTTTGCTAATAGATTTACCAGTCTTTCATATAATACTCTTTCTCTTTCTCTCGCTGTCTCATCTGCTAATTCTTCTATCAATCTGTCTATCTCTTCTCTGTTCAACCAGCTCGCCTTGAATACCCATTGACCAAATAACCTTGCAGCTCTTATCTTGCCAGCCTTTGCTAACAACCTTAACACCTTGCTTGAACATCCTACATATTCACTTGCTTCTTTTAATGTCAAATACTCTGGCATCACTGGACTCTGATAATACTTTTTCATTTTAAATATTCACCTCAATTTTATTGTTTGTTCTTTATTTATTATATGTTCGCACTTGCAAAAAATCAAATGCATTGCCAGTCTTTTAGCCTGCTTGACAATTCTGTAGAACTCTCTATCACTTCTTTTCCCCCTAATACTCTCCTATATATAGTAATCAGCACCATCCTTTAACAAAAACAAAAATTAAAATAAAAAATGCTGAAAAGAAAAGAGAAATCAATAAAAAATAATTATTTTAGCAAAGAAAGAGAGAGTATTTGGAGTAATAGAGAGTGATGTAGAGGAAAGAGAGTAAAGAGAGCTCTAGCTCTCTTTATATGTTCTTTCTGCCTTCATTACTTGACACTTTTAGCAAGTTTTACACTTTTAGCACTTGCTTGCACTTGCTTGCATCTTTTCATTGCTTGACACTTTTCACACATTCTCACACTTCCCACTACCCCCCTACCCCCACCCACTTGACACTTTTTCTCTCTATAGGGATATGTCCCGCCTTGGCATATGGGGGCAAAACGAGAAATTGCAAAAGGATTGTCAAGTTGCTATTGTTTGCCTGCTAATTGTTTCAAATTGTTTCAAAATGCTTGTCAAATCTTGCTAATTGCTATTGCTTGCTAATTGCTATTGCTTCAAATTGCCTCCAATTGCCTCAAATTGACAAGCAATTTGCTTGTCAATTGCTTCTATTTGCTTCTATTTGCTTCTATTTGCCTCAAATTGCTTGTCAATCTCTGCAAATTATCTCAATTTGCTTGCAAAATCTTGCAAAAATGAGACAAAACTTGCAGGAGAATGACAATGTCTTTTTGTGGAAGTTAACATAAAATTGAATTTTGTGTTAACTTTTTAGTAGAAGAAGTTACTGCTATACTTGACAGTTTTAAAAAGAATTGATAACAAATGTAGAAACTGCAGAAATGAGAAAGAATGAGAAAGAAAGAGAAAAGATGTGGGAAAGAAAGAATGGAAAAGACAAATTCAATTTTCAGAGAATATGAAGAAATTTGGAAAGATTTGGAAACTTGACAAGGCTGGTAGTAGTATTTTAGACTATAGTCAAAACTAAATAAAGAAAGGAGGAGATTTAGATGGAAAGATTTAGAAAGATAGAGAGAGAGGAATTAGAGAGATGGATAATGCAGAATGCAAATGTAGGGAACGCAAGGCTAATGTGGAGCAAGCTAATGGGATATTGCATGATGAATGGGATAAGGATTGGGAGCTTAGAAGAGATAGGAATTAAGAACTATAAAGATTTTGAGAAGTTATTAAAGAAATTAAACATCATATAGAAAGGAGGAGAGAAAATGTTTGAATGTGTAAGTATAGATAAAAGAATTGAGGAACAAGAAATAGAAGAAGCGGAAAGGGTTGAGGATATTTTAAAGCTCTGGCAAGTTATAAATGCGGCAAATTTAGATGAGGAGCAAGAAAGAATATTGTTTAAGTTTCTCAATGAAGAAAAGTTAACAAAAAAAGAAGGGGTAATATTTGGACATATTGTTAAGAAGCTAAAAGACACTGCTAAGCGATTAGCTGCTGGAGTATAAGAGTATAAGAATAAAAGGGAAAAGGATGGCGCCATATGGCGCCATCCTTTTCTGGTTAAAAAATGTGATATAATATAAATGGAGAACAAAAATAAAGGAGGTAAGAAAAAATGAAGTATGAGGAAGTAGTTAAAGAACTTTTCAAGGAAGCACAGGAGAACCTTTATATCTTAGATGGGAAGGAAAAAGATAGAAAGAGAAAGAAAAGAATACTTGAGCTCTATAAAAAGATAATGGAGGATGAAGAAGTAAGGAAAAGAGAAGCGGTTATCAGAGTATTTGATTACTACTGGTTTTATGGTAGTTGGAAGTATGCAGGAAGCACTGGGATGGTATTTTGGATAGCGACCTGCAAGGAGTTCGAAGATGAGGGGAAGTATATGGGGATAGCAAAATTAGATGAGTATCTCAATCGCAAATATGAAAGGGAGTTAAGAGAATTAAATATCTTTCTCACTGGGGATTAAAAGGAAAGGAGGGAATAAAATGAAGCAATTAAAGTTTTTACAAAATGAAGAAGAGATAAGAAGGGAGATAAAAAGACAAGGGGAAAAGATAGAGAAGATTGCCATAACATTTGAGCAGATACGATATAACTTCGTTGACAAGATCGAAGAGAGAGAAAGAGACCTATGGGATGCAAGAATGAGGGAGATTATAAGACATTTAAACGAGGCTGTTAATGAGATAGAAAAAATCAAATTGAGAATATAAGAAAGGAGGAGAGAAAATGAAGAAAAAATATTTAAAAAGTGATTACCTTGCAGAAGGCATAAGTGGGGTTATTGAAGGAATAAATGATGAATGGTTTATCTATGCAATAACGGATGGAGGGAAAATTAATTGCAAGTTGTTTTCATATATGTTTGATACAGAAAAATTTGTATGGGGTGTAACAACAAGCTGGTATCAATTAGGAGTATTAGCAAAGTATATATGGGATGGGAGACATTATGGAGGATATAATGAAAAGAAAAAAGATTATTGGGTCTTCGAAGCTGCTCTTAAAAAAAGTGTGAAAGCGCAGCTTGAAGATGATGGGTTTGAAGTAAGAAGGAGAAAGTAATGGGAGCTTCGCTGGAGACGGCGCCGTAACGGCGCCGTCTCCCTACTTAAATAAAAAAAGAAAGGAGGTTTGAAAGTGAACAAAATAAGAGAAGAGATTGAAAGACAATTGAGACAGTATGGTTTTGTGGATGTGGAGGGGGCAAGGAAAAGAGTAAGGGTAAAAAGAAGCGATGTTATGGAAGTGTTGGAGGAAATGCAAAAAGAGGGGAAAATTGTTATGGAAGGAAAGAGATAAACAATCACAAATAGTTAAGAAAGGAGGAGAGAAAATGAAACGCTGGAAAGAAGGGTTCCGAAAACAATTAGAGAAGTATTGTGTTGGGGCAAATAATGATAGGTGGGGTGCAACATTCTATAAGTTTTGGGGAAGTGGTATGGGGAATTTTGGGGAGTAGAATGAAGAAGTAGAAATTGAGGAGGTGGAGAAGTGAAAAGAGTATTAGTTTTAAAGTATGCAGATGGTGGGTGGGTGGCATTAGGATTAGGGAAGGGCATAGTGGGGTATAGTGAAGCAAGTTTAGAAGAATTTTGTTTCAGATTAAGAGAAGAGGGGATAGACTATGAGGTAAGGGAAATAAAAGAGAGAATGGAGAGGTGGAGAGGTGATGATTTTTGGAGTGATAGTCCTGATTTAGATGATGAGTTTGATTTTTGAAAGAAAGAAAAACAAGAAAGGAGGAGAAAAAATGAATGAAGTTGCCAAACTTGACAGGCTCGAAGAATTGATTGACCTGATGGGAGGGAATTGTGTTGTTTATATCACAAAGGGGGAAGCAGAGATAGAAGGTGAGATAGAGTTGTATCGATATATTGGGGAGGAGATAGAGGAGGCAAGGTCAATCATCAATGAATTGAGAGAAAAAATGAAGAAAGGAGGTGAGATAAAGATGAAGGAATTAGAAGCAATAAGAAAGCTGAAAGAAGAGGCAACTTTACTGCTTCAAAAGGTTGAGGAAGTAAAGAAGCAGTTAAGAGAAGAGCATATTATGGAAAAAGCTGTGAATGCTTTGGAACGGGCAGCTACAATTATTAAGGAGGATATAGTAGCTGATATAAGCAGTGCAGAAGCTTGGTTAGAAATGATTGAGGACTATTTAGAAAGAAGAAAGGAGGGATAAAAATGAAGGTATTAGAAGGGTTAAACAATGAATGGATGTGGTTGCCCGAGCAATGGCAAAGGTTTCAAGAGGAAAGAG